GTGATGTATCACGCCTCGCAGGCGCTCAGAACCAAACTGTTTGATGCGCTGAACAAGCACATCCCGCACCTTGACGAGGGGTGCTTTGAGCGGGGGTGCCCGATGGATGAGACACATCCACCGAAGGAGAAGAACACATGAGCCGCGCCGTAATGCAGCAGGCGCTTGAGGCGTTGGAGTGGAACTACAACACCGACTTGGACAACATCCCGGCCTGTGAACAGTGGGCCAAGATGCTGAACGAAACCATCACCGCCCTGCGCGCAGCCCTTGCCGAGCCGCAGACAACACATTGGGAAGGCTGTGAAGCCGTGCATCCCGAGTGCAAGGTCAGGAGCAAGACATGACACGAGGACTATTTGACGACACGCCCCTCATCAATCCCGACCGGGACAAAGCATGGGAAGCCTTCATCAAGCGCAAGGATGTGAAGCGGCTGATGCAGGGCAAGGAGGACTTCAAGTTCCCGCTTGATGGATCGTATGACCTGTGGTGCATCTGTTGGAGCAAAGCATGGGATGTGGGGTTCAAGGCGGGGTGGGAAGCGCACGAAGAGTTTATGAGGACAAAGAAATGAAACTCGCTGACTACCTCGGGCTGGCGTGGCTACTGGCCCTGTTCCTGTGTGCTTTATTGGCACCCTTCGTTTTGTTGGGTGTGATCGTTGCCCATCTGTGGGCGTTGTTTAACTGAAGGAGAAAGACATGAGCAAGAAAATTCACGACGACAACGACGGCGCAAAAGTGTTTGCCGACGGCCGCAATCTTCAAGTAGGCAAAGGCCGCATCCTGTGGGGCACCGCCACGGAGACAAGCAAGCGTCAGATCGTAGGAGAGGGCTGGGTGCTGCCCGGCGGCCAACGCACCCGTGACCCGGATGTGGCCCGCGTTTGGGCGGCATGGATCAACGACCAGTGCCGTGCGTGGGGGCGTTGATGCGCTATATCCCCATACCGCCGAACCCCAAGGGCAAGCGCCAGATCAAGATCAACGCCATCACACAGGCCCAGTTGATCAAACTTCTGTTGGAAGGAACGTACACCTGCACCGAACTGGCGCAGATGACCGGGTTGCATTACGTCACCGTCTTGCAGTACACCCGGGAACTTCACAGGGCAGGCGCTGCCCACATCAGCGGGTGGGAGAAAGACCCACGCGGCAGAGATCTGGCTAAGATTTACAAACTTGGTGAGGGCAACGACAAGAAGCGGCAGCGCAAGACGCAGGCCGAACGTCAGATTGCTTACCGCACCAAGAAGAAGCAGATCAAGTTCATGGAGTTACTTAAATGCAGTGCCCCACATGCGGAGCCAACACCCGTACCCTTGAAGTCCGAACCAGTACTGGTGGAATGAAGCGCAGGAGATTTGAGTGTCAGAACAAGCACCGGTTCACCACGATGGGGACAGCGCAGGACCTGCGCTACCCCACGAACAAGCAGCAGTACAGCAGCGAGCAAACGATCGTCAAGTCGGTGGGGCCCACTACAAAACGCACAAGTACGAGCCCTGGGACGTCATCATTGATTGGCGTCTTGGCTACTTGGACGGCAACGCCGTCAAATACCTCAGCCGATGGAGATTGAAAGGTGGCATCCAAGACCTCAAGAAAGCCCGGCACTACATCGACAAACTCCTTGAAACGCTTGAGGCCGACGGACCCGTATCCGACGTGGCCGTTCACGATCGTGGAGCCGAGCGACCTTGAGGCATGGTGTAAGAAGAACGTCAGGAGGGTGAAGGAAGATGCAAAGCAATACGAGGAGGCCCCGTGGTAGCGACGCCGGAGAGCAAGGTCAAGAAGAAGGTGCACGTCCTGCTCAAGGAACGCGGCGCTTACGCCGTGAACTACATTGGCGGAGCATACGCCAACAATGGTACGCCCGACATACTCGTGTGTTTGTGCGGCAGGTTTATTGGCATTGAATGTAAGGCAGGCAAGGGCAAGCCCACTGCCTTGCAGATCAAGAACCTGCGCGACATCGACCATGCCGGGGGCCTGAGCCTCGTGGTCAACGAAACCAACCTTGAGTACCTGACGGAGTGTCTCGATGACATCAAAGCCGGACGATCCCCAAGATCCAATTACGAACTTTTTGCGCCAACACCAGACCCGGAGTGACCATGAACAACGAATCCTCAAGAAGCGAGAGCGCGACCGCGACTACTACGACCGCATCGGACGCGCCCGATACGAAGAACGCAAGCAACGCTCTGAGGACTGACCTTTGAATCTCGTCACACTGGACTTCGAGACCTACTACAGCCGGGACTACAGCCTGAGCAAGATGACGACGGAGGAGTACGTCCGTCACCCTGAGTTCGAGGTCATCGGCGTGGCCATCAAGCAAGACGACCTGCCGACCCTATGGATAGATCAGCCCGATGTAAAAAATGCCCTGGCCGGAATCGACTGGGACAACTCCATGGTGCTTGCGCAGAACACCCTGTTCGACGGGGCCATCATGGCGTGGCACTACGGCATCAACCCGAAGGCGTGGGCCGACACACTGGGCATGTCACGCGCCCTGTACCCGCACGAAAAGGGGCACAGCCTGGGCACACAGGCCGAGCGCATGGGCGTGGGCGCCAAGGGCGACGAGGTGGTGCGGGCCATGGGCAAGAAGCGCAAGGACTTCACCCCCATGGAGATCGCGGCGTACGCCGACTACTGCGTCAACGACGTAGATCTCACCTACAAACTGTTCAACATGTACATGGCCCAAGGGTTCCCGACCAAGGAACTGCGGCTGATCGACCTGACGCTGCGCCTGTTCATCGACCCCGTGCTGGAGTTGGACCGTGACGCGCTCATCACGCATCTGCAAGAGGTCAAGGACCACAAGGCCAATCTGCTCGACAAACTCAAGACGCTGATGATCGAGCAGGGCAACGACGACTTCGTGCACACCATCTTCACCGAGGGCACAGACGGGCTGAAGAAACTGCTGATGTCCAACGACAAGTTTGCCAAGGCCCTGGAGATCCTGGGCGTGATGCCGCCCCTCAAGCAAAGCCCCACCACAGGGCGCACCACGTACGCATTCGCCAAGACCGACCAGGGCATGATTGCCTTGCAGGAGCACGAGGACCCGCAGGTGCAGGCGCTTGTTGCTGCGCGGTTGGGAAACAAAACCACGCTTGAGGAAACCCGCACGGAACGGTTCATCGACATGTCGTTCCGGGGCAAGTTCCCGGTGCCGCTGCGCTACTACGGGGCGCACTCGGGGCGGTGGTCGGGCCAGGACAAGATCAACCTACAGAACCTGCCATCGCGCGGGGACAACGCAAACAAGATCAAGAGCGCCATCAAGCCGCCCCCTGGCTACGTCATCATCGACTGCGACTCTTCGCAGATCGAGGCGCGAACCCTTGCGTGGCTGGCCGGACAGGACGATTTGGTGCAGGCGTTCGAGGACCGGCAGGATGTGTACAAGATCATGGCCAGTCGCATCTACGGCAAGCCCGTGGATCAGATCGTGAAGGCCGAGCGGCAGGTTGGCAAGGTGGTGATCCTGGGCGCAGGCTACGGGGTCGGCGCGGCCAAGTTGCGGCTGTTCCTCAAGGTGAACGCCGGGGTAGACGTGACCGAGGCCGAGGCCCGGGCAATCGTGGACACCTACCGCACAACTTTCTACCGCATCCCTGACCTGTGGCAGCGAGCGCAGTTAGCACTTACCAACCTAAACACCGAGCAGGAATACCAAATCGACGTGCAGGGGCTGTGCCGCACCGAGCGAATCCGCACTAACACGCCCAGGGACGACTGGGGAATTACTCTGCCTTCTGGCCTGTGGATTCAGTACCCAGGGCTGACCATGGTGTACGAGGATGGCCGCCCCCAGGCGGTGTACGTGTCCAAGGGCATGGCTACCCGGGTGTACGGGGGGCTCGTGACGGAGAACATCTGCCAAGCCGTGGCACGCTGCGTCGTGGGGGAGCAAGCCCTGCGGATCGCCAAGCGTTACAAGGTGGTCTTGACAGTTCACGACGCCGTGGCCTGTATCGCCCGGATCGAGGAGCAGGAGGAAGCGCAGCGGTACGTGGAGGAGTGCATGTCCTGGCGTCCGGCCTGGGCCCAAACGCTGCCCCTGGCCTGCGAATCCGGGGTGGGGGCGACCTATGGCGACTGCTGATCTAACGGTTAGACGGCGGGGCTTCCTTGCCCTGCCCTTGGT